GGCGAATGACGGCACCGTTCAGACCGACAACTTGTCGCTTGTCATGGCGGCGGGCGCGGCGGCCGGCACTATCGTGTCAACACTCACAACGAGCAAGGGCGTCGAACACCTCACCAGCGCCGTTGTGTCGGGACTGTCCGGCGGCACGTCGCCCGGCATCCAAATGGGCACCAACGCCGTGCTTGCATTACCCGTCGATACAGGCTTCGTCGACTTCGCGGTGACCAAGGAAACCAAGATCTCGCCAACTGCCGGCACGCTCGGCCTTTCAGTGCCCGCCGATGAGACCGTCGGCACCGTGACCGCCTCGGGCGCGTTTCTTGCGCCGACGACGGCTCCGGACGGCACCCACGGCATCAGCGTCGGCTACAGCTACGCTTATCCCGGCTGAAGCCGCGTCATGCACGGTACGCGCCCTGACTTGACCGACGCCGCGGCGGAAATGCTGCGGCTCGGCCGCGCGCGCAGGCAAGCGGGCGATGTCGAAAGTGCCAAGGCGCTGTTCGCCGGCGCAGCCAACGCCAAAAACGATTGCGCGGCTGCCTATCACGAGCTGAGCAGCATCGCGAGCGGTCCGGGGCGCTACGACGCGGCGATTGCGCTGGCGCGCCGTGCGCTGGCGCTGGAGCCTGACAGTGGCGCGACCTGCAACGACCTAGGGCTACAACTATGGAAGGCGCAGCGATACGACGAAGCCGAGCCGGTCCTGCTGCGCGCGGCATGGTTGCTCGACGGTCACCCGAACTATGGCGGCGTCCTGCAAAATCTAGGGCTCCTGTGTTACGCTACCGGTCGCGCGGCCGAAGCCATCTCGTATTTTGAGCGCGCACTGGCGCTCAAGCCCGATGATCTGTGGTGCCGCAACGATCTAGCGCACGCGGTGCTGAAATCCGGTGATCTGCGGCGCGGCTTCGAGCTCTATGAAGTGCGCTGGGACTTGCTGGAAAAATCAGCCGCATGGGATTGCGGGCTGCCGAAATGGCGCGGTGAGCGCATTGAGCGCGCGCTGCTGCTGCACGCCGAACAGGGCTTCGGCGACACCGTCAATTTCGTGCGCTTCATTCCGTTCATCAAGGAATGCAGCGGCGCAACGCGCGTCATCCTTGCCGCGCCGCGGGCATTGATCCGCCTGCTCGATCGACAGTGCGGCATCGACGCTGTGATTGATATCGAAAGTCCCGGCGCCATCCTTCGGGCGGCGCGCGAGGCGGACTATCACTGCCCGCTGCTTTCGGCGTTTGCGGCGATCGAGTTCAACTACGACACGTTGCCGGCGGCGCGACCGTATCTGACGGCGCCTGCCGAAGCGTCATGCCGGCGCTCGTTTCATGACGGCGGCGCACGGCTTGCGGTCGGCATCGTCTGGGCGGCGGGACAATCGACGGAATACGGCGCGCAGAAATCCGTTCCGATCGGCGACATGCTCGAACTGGCAACGATTCCTGGTGTCAGATTGTGGTCGCTGCAGATGGGAGCGCCCGTTGCCGACGCTGTAGCGACTGGTGCGGATTGCTTGATGACCGACGCAATGACTGGCGTCGCGGATTTTGCTGATACCGCAGCGATCATGCAAAAGCTGGACGTAGTCGTGTCAGTCTGTTCGGCACCCGCACATCTCGCCGGCGCGTTGGGCAAGCCCTGTTTCCTGCTGAATTCCGTCAAAGCATGCTGGCGCTGGTGCAATGGCGCCGCGCCCTGGTATTCGACGGTCGAGCTGTTCGATCAGGATCGCACGGGCGACTGGCGCGCACCGATCGCGGCGATCAAACGTCGTCTCGCCGAGATGGCGGAAACCGTCGCGCGGGCGGCCTGAATGCGGAACGCGTAGCCATGGCCGATCAAGAGCGAGGTGCCGGCCAGCCGCAATGGTCGTTGGCGCCGTATCAGGTCAACGTCCAGTACGGCGCCAGCGCTGGTATCGCGCGTGGCACCGGCGCCGATTGGTTCGGGCCGCTCGATCCGATGGCGCCGGTGGCGCCGCCGGACGTCGCGGGACGGCAGTTCGACTATCAGCCGGGTTTCAACCTTGCACTGCGTCCGCGCGCTTACGAGCCGATCAGCTTTCATACGCTGCGGCAGTTTGCCGATGCTTATGACCTCCTTCGCCTCGTCATCGAGACCCGCAAGGACCAGATCGAGCGGATGCAGTGGGCGATCAAGCCGCGCGATCCCAGGCTGCAGCGCAAGTCGAAGTCGCTGCCCGGTGCCGTTCAGTCGCGTGTCGATGCGATCGAGAAGTTCTTCCGCAAGCCCGACGGCTATACGCCGTGGAAAACGTGGCTGCGCTCGCTGCTCGAAGACATGTTCGTGCTCGACGCCGCGACGCTGTACTGCCAACGCACCCGCGGCGGAAAGCTGTTCGCGCTGCCGCAGCTCGACGGCGCCACCATCAAGCGGGTGATCGACGACTGGGGCCGCACGCCGGTGCCGTTCAGTGATGGCAACGGCGGCACGGTCTATCCGCCGGCCTATCAGCAGATCCTCAAGGGCATGCCGGCGGTCAACTATTCGACCCGCGATCTGATCTACCGGCCGCGCAACGTCCGGGCGCATCGGGTGTACGGTTATTCGCCGGTGCAGCAGATTTTGATGACGGTGCAGATCGCGCTGCGTCGTCAAGTGTGGCAGCTCGACTACTATACCGAAGGCTCGATCCCCGACGCCTTCATGGCAGTGCCGGAAAACTGGACGCCAGACCAGATAAGGGCCTACCAACAATACTGGGACACCGAATTTACCGGCGATCTCGCCAAGCGGCGCCGCGTCAAGTTTGTGCCTGGTTCGAAGCCCAATGTGGTGCAAACCAAAGAGCCGGAGCAAAAGAACGACTTCGACGAATGGCTCGCCCGCATCGTCTGCTTTGCATTCTCAGTGCCGCCGACCTGGGCGGTCAAGATGCGCTCCGCAGCATCGGACACCTCGAAGCAGTCCGATCAGTCCGACGAAGAGGGCGTCGAGCCGACCAAGGAATGGGTCAAGGATATCGCCGACGGCATCATCGTCGACGAGTTCAATTCGCCCGATCTGGAATTCACCTGGATCGAGCAGGGCGACGTCGACCCGGTCAAGCAAGAAGCGTTGCTCGAAGGTCGCGTCAAGACGGGCGCCATCGTCGTCAACGAATTCCGCGACGCGCTGGGGCTTGATCCTTACGACAATCCCGCGGCCAACATACCCATGGTGCTGACTTCGACCGGGTACGTGCCGATCGACGCGAATACGATCGAAGGCAAGCAGGCGAATATTGATGCATTTGGGGCGCCGCCGGCGGCAACGCCATTTGGCGCACCAGCGCAAGAGAGTGCAGACCCCGACGGGGCAAACGGTACGCTGGCCGCGAAAAAGCCGGTAAAAGGCGACGAAGCCGACGCGGAAAAGCTCAACCGCACGATCCCCTTCTCCAAAGCGCGGGCCCGGAGGCTCGCGCCCGTCCCTTTTGACCGGGCGGCCGTCAAGGCCGCGGTTACGGGGATCAGCGGCAAGCTCGCCAAGGTCTTCGCGAAATTGCAGCGCGCCGTCATTGCTGCGGTCAAAGACGACCTCGGCAAGCTGGCGAAGGACAAAAAGAAGGACAAAAAGCCGAAGGCCAAGGCACGAAAGATCACGACCGATCTCGACTTCGCGGCGCTGATCGATGCCACGTCCGACATCGGCGATGATCTGTCAGCCCTCTCGACCGACAGCGGACAACTGGCGCTGGCGCAGCTCGGCGTCGATGACGCATCCAATCTCGTGAACCAGGTCAATGACGCCGCGGTTGCGGCCGCACAGGATCAAGCCGGAGAACTTGTCAGCGGCATCGATGATCGCACTCGCGCCATGCTGGCCGACATCATCGCCGATGGCTTGAGCGACAACATCGGCACCGATGCAATTGCCGACGCGATCGTCGACAGCGGGCTGTTCTCGGAGGAACGTGCCGACCTGATTGCGCGGACGGAAGTGAGCCGCGCCAACAGTCAGGCCGCGCTCGCCGGTTACCGGACCGCGCGGGACAAAGCCGGTGTGAACGTCAAGAAGGCATGGTTTTTAGGGCCCAATCCTTGCGAAATCTGTGAGGGCAATGCGGACGACGGCGACATCGACCTTGACGATGATTTTTCATCGGGTGACGATGCTGCGCCTGCGCATCCGAATTGCGAATGCGCAGTTTCGCCCGTCGTCGAGGATTAATGTCTGTGTTCATCGTTACCAAGGCGCCGGTCGGCCTTGAAGGCGCGGCCGAGATCGTCGGCGCTTTCAGCACTGCATCGCAGGCGGAAGCCGCTTGCACCGGCGCCGGCACTTACACGATCGCGCGGGTGACGGTCGATCGCGCCTACAAATCCGGCACGCTACTTGACGCGCGCCTTTTCGTTGTCGCCAACCACCGCGAGTTCGGCGCGTAGCCTTTTTCTGATCCAACAATCCGGTCGGTTTGCATGCATGACGACGCGCGTGATCGCAACGCATTGCCGGTCGCAAAATCGACGTTCACCGCACCGGCCTCTGCCACCGACGGCTTGCAATCCTACAACCTCGAAGGCTCGCAGCGCCGGCGCAAGCGGCGCAAACGCTCATCTGGTGACGCGACTCAGGAGACACTTATGCCCAACGACGCGCTGAAATTGTTTATTCCGATCACCAAGGTCGATGCCGCCAAGCGTCTGGTCTACGGCATGGCGACGGCAGAGCTGCCCGATATCTCTGGCGAAGTCTGCGACTACGCCACCACCAAGCCGCTTTATGAAAAGTGGTCGGCCCATTTTGACAAGGTGACCGACGGCAAGAGCCTCGGCAATCTGCGCGCCATGCACGGCAATGTCGCGGCAGGGAAACTCACCTCGATCGCATTCAACGACGAGGCGAAGAAGATCGAAATTTGCGGCCACGTTGTTGACGACAACGAGTGGAAGAAATGCGAAGAGGGTGTGTACACCGGCTTTTCGCAGGGCGGCAAATACATCAAGCGCTGGAAGGACGGCGACGTCACCAAATACACCGCCGAGCCGATCGAAGTGTCGCTGGTCGACGCGCCGTGCTTGAAGGAAGCCACGTTCGAGATCATCAAGGCCGACGGTTCAACCGAGCTGCGCAAGTTCAAGGAAACGCCGGCCGCGTCGCCGACTGCGGCCGAGATCGTCATCAAGGCTCAGGAACTCGCGCGGTCCGCCGGCAACGAAAGTAAATGGGCCGATCATATCGAGGCGGCGACGAAGGCGCTCACGGCAACGGCCACGCCTGTCGTCGTTGTCGAACCCGTCGCCAAGGGTGGCGACGCGCCGAACGACAACGAGGTCGGTGAGCAGGTCTGGGTCAACGACAAGCTGCCGGGCCAAACCTTCAAGAAAAAAGCCGAACTGCGCCAGGCGTTGCTCGATCTCGATGCCGAGACCGCCGCAAAGAAACAGGCCGGTCCTGTGCTCGAAGCGCTCGCTGGCATCAAGGATATGCTGGTCAAGCAGAACGGCGGGGACGCCGCTGCGGAGACTGGCAAGACGGCGGTTGCCGCCGCCAAGATCGAAGTGCCTGCCGGGGACGGCGTGGCGAAGAAGGACTACAGCGACGATGACCGCAAGGACATGGCCGCGAAAGGCGAGGCGTTGAAAGACGGCTCGTTCCCGATCAAGGACAAGTCCGATCTGGAAAACGCCGTCAAGGCGTTCGGCCGCGCCAAGAACAAAGCCGCCGCCAAGCGCCACATCATCAAGCGCGCGAAGGCATTGAAGGCGACCGATCTGCTGCCGGCCGACTGGCCCGGCTCGACCAAGGACAAGGATGCCTCGAAGGTTGCCGGGGACGGCGATCTGAGCAAGGGCGCCGATCTGTGGTCGATCAGCGATCTGTTGTTGCTGCTCGATGGCGTATCGCGCGCGGAGAACAATGCTGAATTGCCCGCGTGGGGCTTTGGCAATTCGGTCGAACTGCCAAAGGACCTGTGCGACCGTTTCGGCGCGGCGCTGATCGAGATCGGCGATATCGCCGCCGAAATGCTCGATGCTGTGCTGTCCTCGATGAAAGAAGAGGAGGCGCACGAAGCGATCAATATGGCCGCGCTGGCAGCCGATCTCGTCAAGCTCGCGGGGGACCGCAAGCGACTGGCGAAAGCCGGAGCGAAGCATTCGGCGGCCGACAAGGACAAGATCGTCAAAGCGCATGATCTACTGGTCGACCTCGATCCGGATTGCTGCCCGGCCGAGGATGACGACGATGCGGAGAAGCTGGTCAAGACGCTTACCGCCGAGCGCAATGCCGACCGCAAGGCGTTCACCGCAGAGCTGTCGGCCATTCACGATGTGGTCAAGCAGCTCGCGGCGCAGCCGCTGCCGATGGGCTCGAGCTCGGTGACATTGCGCACCGTCGAGAAAGGCCACGACTTCGGCTCGATCGCCGACAACCTCGGCGCCGCTTCGACGGATCCCGACGGACTGACACGTCTCGCCTCTACCGCCGTGCGTGTCGCGCAGACGATGTCGCATCGCGGCTAGTCGCTGATTTCTAAAGTCTGAGTTTCCAGTCTGGCCGGGGACGGCCGCAATCACAACGCCTACGGCCGCCGGGGACGGTGCCGCGAACCGCGCTCGCGAAAGCGCTGCGCATCCGCCACCTCACACACGGACCATAGCCATGTCCCAGATGATCAAACTTACCGCCGGGGTCAAAGACCTGCTGATGAAATCGGCAGCGACCTGGGTGCCGTCGATCAAAGAGGACGTTGCGGTCGACGCCTTCATCGCCTCGATCGAAAAGTCCTTCAATAGCCCGCTTTCCGGCGATCCGCTGTCGTTCATGAAGTCGACGTTTACCCAACCCGGGTCGGCGACGGACGGCTTGAATTACTACGACCTGGAGCTTGGGGCCAAGTTTCTCTATCCGGTGCTCACGCCGCTGCGCAATGAGATCCCGCGCATGTCCGGCAAGGGCGGCATCCAGGCGAACTGGCGCGCGGTGACCGGCATCAATACCGGTGGCCAGCGCATCGGCGTCTCGGTCGGCAATCGTGGCGGTGTGCAAGCCGTGACGTATGCCGACTATTCGGCGGCCTATAAGGGCATCGGCTTGGAAACCAATGTCGACTTCGAAGCGCAATATGCCGGCATGGGCTTTGACGACATCAAGGCGATCGCGGCCAAGGTCGGCCTCGAAGCAACGATGCTCGGCGAAGAAGCCTTGATCCTCGGCGGCGATACCTCGATGGCGTTGGGCCAGCCTGCGGCGCCGTCGCTGTCGTCTTCGTCCGGCGGCTCGCTGACTGGTACGGTGTCCGTGATCTGCGTTCCGCTCACGCTCGACGCCATGATCAATGGCTCGGTCGCCGGCGGGATCCAGGCCTCGATCACCCGCGTCAATGCCGACGGCTCGTCCGATACCTTCGGCGGCGGCGCCGGCAAGCAAAGCGCGAATGCCTCAACCGCCATGGGCGGCAACGGCACGCTCGCGGCGACCGTGACTGCCGTCTTGGGCGCCATGGGTTACGCCTGGTTCTGGGGCGCCGTTGGTTCGGAAGTGCTCGGCGCCATCACGACCATCAACTCGGTCGTTGCCACGGCTAATGCGACCGGCACGCAGACCGCAGCCTCGCTCGGCACCAACGACAACTCGACGAACAATCTAGTGTTCGACGGGCTGCTCACTCAGGCGCTCAAGTCCGGCTCCAATTCCTATGTCGCGACGCAAGCGACCGGCACCGCCGGCACTGGCACGCCGCTCACCGCGGATAATGCCGGTGGCATCGTCGAGATCGACGCGGCACTCAAGAACCGCTGGGACAACTATCGGCTGTCGCCCGATACGATCTGGGTCAACTCGCAGGAAGCGGAGAACATGGGCAAGAAGATTCTTGCGGGCGGCACCTCGGCGGCGCAGCGCTTCGTCTTTGCCACCAACAAAGACGACATCGGCGGCGGCATTATGGTGTCGACCTACAAGAACAAGTTCTCGCTGGCTGGCGGACAGGTGCTCAATATCCGCATCCATCCCAACATGCCGGCCGGCACTGTTCTCATGACGTCGAAGCGGTTGCCGTACCCGATGTCCGGTGTCGGCAACGTGGTGCAGATCCGCACGCGGCAGGATTACTACCAGATCCAGTGGCCGCTCAAATCCCGCAAGTGGGAAAGCGGCGTCTATGCCGACGAGGTGCTGCAGCACTACTTCCCGCCGTCAATGTGCGTAATCAACAATATCGGTAACGGCTAAAGCCGACCAACGAAAGCGAGGCTGCGCAAGTTTGCGCAGCCTCTGACTTGCTTCCTCAAACCATTAAAAGGTCGGTCATGCGATTGAAGGCCCCGGAAGGCCGCGGCAATCCCGTTGTCGGCGGCATCGAGATCAGGCCCAACAAGGGCGTCTATGACGTCGAAACCCATGTCGGACGGCATCTGGTGGATTCGTTCGGCTACATCGATATCGATGCGCCGCCGAAGGCTGCGACACCGACCGGCACCGACAACGCCGCGCTGCGCGATGGTGCGCTGGCTGCGCTCAAGCATCTCAGCGTCGCCGTACCGGCCGACTTCGCCGACGCGCGGATCGCCGAGGTGCTGGTCGACGCAGTGCGGGATCACGTCGCTGGCGTGCCCGCGAAGGTCAAGGCCGCGGAAGAGGCGCTGCTCGCCGCGCTGGTCGCCAAAGACGGCAGCAAGGATACCGCCAAGGACGGCGCCAAGGACCAAGCGAAAGCCTAAGACAAAATGGGCAGCCCCTATGACCTGACAACACTCGCTGCGGTCAAGGCATGGGCCACTATCACCAATACCAACAGCGACGCCGTGCTGGCGCCGCTCATCACGGCGGCGAGCCGCTGGGTGCTGGGCTATGTCGGGCGCAGTTCGGTCCTGCCGAAGCTTCTGAACGAGCGCTATGACGGCGGCGGCAAGGATCGGCTTTATCTGCGCAGCTATCCGGTGCTGTCGATCGCCTCGCTGGTGATTGGCCAGACTGCCATCTCGGCGGCGCCGACGCCCGGCGCCGGGGTCGGATGGCAAGCCGGCTATCTGCTTGAACCCTGGGACGGCATCCCGCCGGGGCAAATTCAAGCGCTCGATCTCCGCGGCCACTGGTTTCATCGCGGCCGGCAAAACGTTCTGGTCAGCTACACCGCCGGCTATCAGGTGACCGGCGAGACGGCGACCGTTCCGGCTTCGCCCGGACCTTATACATACACGGCCCAGGCGCCGTATGGTCCGTGGGCGAGCGACGCCGGCGTGACTTATGCGAACGGCACGGCGATGACGCTGGTCACCGGCGCGCCGGCGCAAGGCCAGTATGCCGTCGCGGCCGGCGTGTACACATTTGCTGCGGCGGACCAGGGCGCATCGGTCCTGATCTCATACGGTTTCGTGCCGCAGGATATCGCGCAGGCCACGATCGAGCTGATCGCCGAGCGCTTCAGCTATCGCAGCCGCATCGGCGAAACCACCCATTCCCTCGGCGGCCAGGAAACGGCCGGCTTCAGCCTCAAGGACATGCCCGACGCGATGAAGCTGATGTTGCAGCCTTACAGGAACGTGGTGCCGATGTGCTGACCGTCAAGCTTGTCGGCGACCGCCAACTCGTCGCGAAGATGACGGCGATGCCGTCGAAGGTCCACGACGCGCTGTTGCGCAAGGTTACGACACTCGCGCTGCAACTCGAAGCGACCGTCAAGCAGAAATTGTCCGGCGCAGTTCTCAACGTCAAAACCGGCGCGCTACGGCGCTCGATCTTCGAGACCGTCGAGGACGGTACGACTTCGGTCACCGGCAAGGTCGCGTCATCCGGCGATGTCAAATACGCCGCTATCCATGAATTTGGCGGCACCATCAACGTGCCGGAGATTGTGCCGGTCAAGGCCAAGGCACTCCTTTTCGTCGCCGGCGGCGGCGATGTGTTCGCCAAGCGCACACGTGCACACACCGTGACGATGCCGGAGCGCTCCTTCATGCGCTCATCGCTGGCCGACATGTCGCAACAGATTGCCGATGGCATGCGGCAGGCGGTGCGGGAAGGCCTGAAATGACTAGCCGCGACGCCGCTTATGCCGCGCTGTTCGCGCTGGTAACGCCGGCCTATGCGTGGTCTTCGACCCCGTCGCGCCGCGTCCAGTTGTGGGACAAGGTTGGCATCGATCAGCGCCCCGCACTTTTCCAATACGAAGGCGGCGAGGACACTTACGAGTGGATCGGATCGCTGGTCAAACGCACCATCAACGCGCGGCTGTTCGTCTACACCGACGCGAAGGATGACAGCGTCAACGGCTCGACCGCGCTCAATACCATCGTCGATGCGATCGAAGCCTTGATCCATCCGCCGATGGGCGACAACGGGTCGGGCCTGATGACGCTCGGCGGCCTGGTCGATCAGGCGCGCATTACCAAAGCCGACCGCACGCCCGGCGATCTCGACGGTGACGGCATCGCCATCATCGATGTTGAAATCATCCTGCCTTAAGGAGCAACCGCCATGACCAATCCCGCTCTCGCCAGCTTCGGCGCCGGCCGGCTTTATGTGCAGAATACCGACATCGTGCCGTCGACGCCCCTTGAGTTCGGGCTGTTGCAGGGCTGCGACTTCGACTTTTCGTTCTCCACTAAGCCGATCTTCGGCACCAATCAGTTCGCGGTGTTCGTCGCGCGCGGCGAGGCGAAGTGGACGATGAAAGCCAAGACCGGTCTGATGTCCGGCACGGTCATCAACAGTCTTTTCTTCGGCCAGACGCTCACTGCCGGCCAGACTGCCTTGGTGAACGGCGAGGCGCATACGGTGCCGGCTTCGACCGCGTACACGCTCGGCGTCACGCCGCCGAATTCCGGCACCTTCGTCGCCGATGAGGGCGTGTCCTACGCCAGCGGCGGCGGCCCGCTGCAACTGGTGGCGTCGCTAACGGCCGCGGGCCAGTATGAACAGTCTGGCGGCACCTATACGTTCGATAGCGCCGATGCCAGCGCCGGCGTGTCGATTTCCTACACCTATTCGTACACGAGCGCCGGCCAGAAGGTTGTGATCACCAACCAGGCGCTCGGCACCACGCCATTCTTTTCCGGCGTGTTCCGCAACCGCGATCCGCGCACGGGCCTCTACAACACGCTCGTTATCAATCGCATGACGTCGTCG